CCACGGTGTCGTGTTTACGGTTCGTACCTTTGTTGAATCTACTACTGTCTCCTTTCCCATTGATGCCATTGCGGCGTGATATAGTAGGAGTCTCATTCAACAACATGGATACGCATTATAACAGCCAACAGTATGTAGGCTGGACAGATGTGGAGATTAGCATCCCACTTTACCGTAAGCTGTTCGACCTCCGCGCTTCAGGAAACATTTTAAACCCAGATTTTCCTAAATGGTGTGATCAGACATCACGTAAAGCACCAGGATGGCAGGAGAATTTCGAAGACGGAAACGTAGACGAGACAGTGCTGACAGACACAACTGCATACTTTGTGCAGCAATTGTACAGCACTGAAGAGACACGTAGTGTATCGTCCATCATTGGACATCCACAGACAATCTCTGAGCACACGTTAAACTAACCCCGTATGGAGCTTTATTCTATGGCCCCTTCCGACTGGACGCGGTGTGTCCTAGGAACCAACCAGTTTGGGTTCCGAATGATAATTTTGAGTCGGTAGGGAGAGACCCTGACGTAGAAAGATACCTCCGTACTGGGGTATACCACCAGTTTTCTGTCAGCGAGCGCAAGCAAGATTACAGAACAGTTTGGTCAATGGTATACCACCCAGGTCAGTTATACGACAACCACCCTGCATCACTACTAGCAGGTGGGTACCGCCTATTTGGGGCAAAACAGGGCAAAGGCGACTACATTATACGCCAGACAAATCAGGATCAATGTACAACATCTCCTGAGGTTGTAGAGCTGTCCAAGCTCTTAGCAGAACGCCTGCGACCTTATCTTGACTGCAAAGAACACGAAGAAGAAGTTGTCTTATCTGCACTCATAACCCACCCGAAGAAAGCAATTCGGATGAGTGCAGCTAAGATGATGAAAGAGAAGGGGGCATTGTATTATGCCCAGAGTAAGACATCAACGATGCAAGTCAAGAAATTTGAGTGGATGAAGGATGGTAAATCTCCACGCATAATCATTAATTTAGGCATAGAAGCCGCCATGTTGGGCTCTTATATGTTGTCTCGGTACAAGCATATGTTGGAGGAACCCATAACAACACCATTTTTGGACTTGAGGTTTATACCAAACCCGAGCATACAGCGGTTGACTACCACTTTCCAAGATGTAATGGATAACAAAAAGTCAGTAGTTGCAAGGTGCTTTAGTGATGACGCCACTTTAAGCTTTCGTTGCAACACAGGTATAGTGATGCTGAACATGGACTTAGTCCAATGTGACGCATCCGTAGGCACTCCGTTATTTGAGTTCTTTCGCGACACCTTTTCTGGAAACAGTAGGGTAGTTGCAGAGAATCTTATCAAGCAGTGCGTAAGTCCTATTATAGTACCTAATCCACACCGGCCACATGAGAGATTCAAGATAAGACCTCGAAGACATGTGATGTATTCAGGCAGTGTTTGCACCACTGCCATCGACACCCTCGCAAATTTTATTATTTTTAGTAAGTTTGCTCAACAACATTCCCTTTTACACACAAAGGAAGAAGCCTTAGAGAGGCTTGAAAACTGCGCATATCAGTGTGGCTTCTTAGTAGAAGTAACTATATGCGAAAGGTATAATGAATTGCAATTCCTTAAACATTCCCCCGCCTTTGACAAACAAGGCAATCTCACAAGCATCTTAAACATCGGAGTTATACTACGTATGTTGGGACAGTGTGTAGGGGATGTGGTAGGCAGGCGCACCAAGACACTTGAACAAAGGTGTCTTGAGTTCGATGCCGGTTTGGTAGCCGGTTTGATTCATTCAGGTGACCATGAGCTGTTAACGATTTTGCGTGCGAAGTACCCTCGCGCACGACCTCGTTACAACTCATACATAGTCAAGACTGAAAGCGGCACTACTTCACCTGTGGGGGGGGAAGAGGTGTACTCACGCTATGGTCTTGCGGAAGTGGAGTATCTAGAACTTCTCTCGGCGCTTCGAGAGAGACGTTTCGGTGCTGTCATCCGCACTCCAGCGAGCGACAAAATCCTCGCACTTGACTATGGCTACAACTACGCCAAGTCACCACCATAACCTACCAAACAAC